CAAGGGCCGCGTAGTCGATCGCCTGAGCAGCTGCGGAGCGCGGGGAGGATACGGCGGCGGCGGCCTGCTGCTGGTTGACGATGAAGCCGTCGACCTTCGGGACGTACCACTCCCAGCCGCGCTCACCAACCCTGTAGAGCTCGCCCGCATCCACCGCGCCGCCGCCGGCGCGGGCCGAGAATTTCACGTTGCCGTGCCCGGCGACAGAGTAGGTGATCTCGTCAGCCGACGGGTTCATCTTCACCGACGCCTCGACGGTCACCTTCTTGGACTTGATCAGGCCGAGCTTGGTGGCCAGCTTCTGGGCAGCCTCCGAGGACAGACCCATCTTCTTGGCGACCTCGATGAAGTGCTTGCGCGAGTCGTCCATGTTGCCGCCGACCGCGAGCGCTGCAGACGCGATCTGGTCGAGCGCGGCCTGGTTCGCGCGGCCCTTCGCAGTGTTCGTGTCCATCGTCCTGCCATTGCGCTTGACAGCCTCGGTGGCGTCGTCGTAGGCGGCCTCCAGCGCCCGCTTGTCGCCGCGCAGCTTGAGCCGGGCCGTGAGGACGGCGTTCAGCTTGTCGGCATTGGTCTGCTGGGCGTCCGAGTTGGTGTTGGTGGCCGCGGTGTTGCCCTTGGTTGCGGCGGTGGCGGGAGGGGCAGCCTCGGCCACCCGCTTGTAGCCCTCGACCGCACTGGCGAGGGCGGCACTCTCGCCGCCCAGCGCGTCATCCAGGATCCGCGCAGCCTCGCCCAGCCGGACCGACTCGCCGGTCTGCTCCCCCATCTCGTCGGTGCGGGCAGCCATTAGCGCCTGCACCCGGGCCATCGCGTCGCCCTGTCCGAGGATGGCGGAAGTGACCAGATCGGCGCCGATCCCGAGGGTCTGGGCAGCCTTCAGTGCCTCCTCGTGCTCCAGCCGCTTCGCCACCACCAGCCGGACATTCGCGCCGAGTGCGCCGTTCTCGGCCTCCAGCGACTGCGTGTAGGACTCGACCGCCTGCTCGGCCTCGGCGTGCTTCTGGGCGAAGATGCCGTAGACCACGCTCGCGGCAGCGAGCGCCAGCCCGATGCCGCCCGCCGAGGCGGTGGCGATCTTCGCCTTCGTACCCATCTGCTGGAAGGCGTCGCCCAGACCGGCGATCGTGGCCCGGGCGGCCTTCACGGCCTCGATGCCCTTCGCGGCCAGCACGAAGCCGCCCACCGCAGCAGCGAGGGTGCCCATCGTGGCCATAAGCGGCACGATCGCGGCCTGATTGTCGGTCGCCCAGCGGATCAGGCCGATACCCGCCTTCTGAGCGGACACGATAGCCGGGGCCAGCTTCTCGCCGATCTCCGCAGCCAAGTCAGCCGACTCCGCAGCCAAGGTCTTCTGGACATTCGCGGCGGAGTCGGCGGTGCGCAGGTAGTCACCCTGCGCATCGGTGGTCTGCGCGAGGATCTCAGCCTGCGCGGCCAGCACCCTGTTCTGCGGGCTGAGCGCGTCCTTCGTGGTGGCGATCAGGCCCAGGCTGAGCGCGCGCGCGCGCAAGGTCGCGTCATCCAGCAGCACGCCGTATGCCCGGATCGGCTCAGCCTCACCGCGCATTGCCGAGCCGATGGCCTCGATCGCCTGCTCTGGGGATGTGCCGCGGAAGGACGCCATGTCGCCGGCGAGCTGCACCATCTTCGTCGAGAAGCCGGCCAGATCCTCACCGGCCAGACCCGCCGACTTGCCGAAGGTGCCGAAGGTGACCGCCGCGTCGATAGCCTCGGTCTTGGACATGCCCATTGCGGACGCGGCACCGTCCGCCTGACGCTCGATCGTGGCCAGGGCGTCGCCGAAGACGACCCCGGCCGCACCCGTCGCGTCCTGCAGCGCCGAGAAGGCGGTGACCGACTTGTCGACGAAACCGGCGATCGCGCCCACCGCGGCGACAGTCAGGATTGGCGTGGCGACCGAGCGGAAGGACTCACCGAAGGTCTTGGCCGACTTCTCGCCGGACTTCTTCGATGCGGCGTCGATCGGCCCGAAGGCACCGGTCGACGCCTTCCGCATCTGAGCTTCGAGCTGCCCGCCGAAGTTGTCGGCGATCCTCGGGACGACCGAGACGTAGGAGACGGCGACCTCACCCATCAGGCCACCCCCTCATCGCGCATCGCGGTGTGCTCCATCAGGAAGCGCTCCGCCTCGGCCACCACGTCATCCGGCACATGCTCGGCGATCCCGTCCCACGGCCATGCAGGCTCAGCCCCGGCCATCGCAGTCAGGACCGCCAGCGTGCGCTGCGCCACCCAGTCACTCAGCGGCATCGACCACCTGCCGACGGCGGCGGCCGTGCGGGAGGACGGGTCCCTCAGGAGGTCTTGGGCGTACGACTCCGCGACCTGCGGGGAGAAGTCGCTCCCGGCCCGGTCCGCACGGAGCCCGAATCGCTGCCAGAGGTCGGATGCGAGGGCTCCACGGTGGTTCCGCCAGAGGACGATGAAGCCAGGCATTTTCCCAGGCGCTCAGCGAGCGCGAGGCTCCACCTCCGCACGGCGTCGATCGCCGCCACCCCGTCCCGACCCTCCAGCGCCTCCACGTAGCCGCGCACGGCGTCCGGCATGACCTCGTCCCGGATGGTCGCGTGCGCCGCCCGGAAGTCGGCGTCGGTCGGGATCTCCAGCCACGCGTCGAGCCGATCCATGCCGACCGCAAGCGACAGGGGGGTGCCGTCGGGGACGACGAGCGCGTCCCCGACGACAGCGAAGTCCGCCATCAGGCCACCGTGTAGGAGAAGGCCGGCGACGAGCCGTTGGGCGTGGTCACGATCACGTCCTTGGCGCCCGCGGTGACGCCGGCAGGGATGGTCAGCAGGACCGTCCCGTCGTTGGCGATAGTGCGGGCCGTGATCGCGGTCCCGCCGATGGTCGCGCCCGTCATGCCGGTGAAGTTGACGCCCTGCACCACCATGACACCCGCCACGGTCAGCCCGGCCGGGCTGATGCTCCAGATCACCGGGTCGGGCGTGGCGTCGGCAGACACCCACGCCTCACGGAAGTGGAGATTGCCCAGGTCGGCCGAGCGGTCGACGCTCCACGTGACCGTGGTGCCGGTGATCTGCCCCCGCGAGTTCTTCGCCGTCTTCACGCTGGTGATCTTCGCCGGGGCCGCCTTGCGCAGCAGCTTGAAGGTGCCGTCCGCCATGCGGTAGGTGTCTTCGGTGAAGAGGACGCCCTCCACCACCATGTCGATGTCCACGTCCATGACGCCCGAGGTCACCGTGGCGCTGCGGACCTTGGCGCGGAAGACGTCGTCGTACTGCGCGAAGGTCTGCGTGACCTCCAGCGTGCCGGTGCCGGGGTTGATCTTGTAGCCCGCCTCGTAGAGGTCGATGACCGCCGACGGGTTCTCAGCCCACTCGGGCGCGCCGTCGGAGGTTCGGAGGCCGAGCCGGGCGTAGGCGGCGGGCAGCGTGAAGGTCGCGTTGGCCATGCTCGCCGTGGACGGCAGGGCGGTGCCCTTCGGCGCCCACGCGGTCATGCCGGTGATCGGGGTGCCGACCGCGTTGATGTTCAGCCCAGAGGTATCGGGCATGTCGGGTGTCCTTCCTTACAGGGTGACGGATCGTCCGACCACCACGAGGTCGCCGGTCAGGTAGAACTCGGCGCGGTTGGTCGCGTCGAGCGAGTAGGGGCCGCGCACCGAGGCGTCGGCGACGGGGATGGTGGGATGTCCGGGAAGCGCACGGAGCAGGACGGCGGCCCGCTCCGCCATCTGCCGGGCCACCTTGTAGTCGGCGCCGATGCAGGTGAGGCTGATCATCCGGGAGGCGGTCACCATGCTCTGGTCTCGGCCCGAGTCGTCACGGACCACGACCGCATAGCCCGGCGTCCACGTGGTCGGCGGGAAGTGGCGGTCCACCAGGGGCGACCACGAGGAGAGCCCGGCTGCGAGGTACGACGACAGCAGCAGCTCGAGGTCGGGGAACTCGACCACCTGCGTCATGCCGCGCCCATCGCCCGGGCGAGCACGCCGTGACGGGACTCGACCTGCATGGAGTACGGGGCGGTGGCGACCACACGCGACCGCGCCCAATCGTCCTCGCCCGTGCGCGGATCGACCTCGACGTGGATCGAGTTTTGGTAGTCGTGCGACACGGAGAAGGACTCGGCCAGCGCACGTGCCTCGTCCGCGATCTGCTCGGCGATCGGCCGGCACGCCTGCTCGTTGACCGCGTTGGAGATCTCGATGAGTTCGGCAAGGTTGATCCGGGCCACCTTGATCTGGCCGGACATCAGCCCTCCACCCGCTGCAAGGGCCAGGATGAGCCCGGCTGCCATCCGGTGAAGGGTGAGCGCCAGTCGGACCGGTTGCCGGTGACCTCCCACACCACGCCGCGCGCATCCCGCACCCGGTCGGAGGCGACGATGTCCACGGACGGTCCGTACAGGGTCGGGGTGGTGGTGACCTGCTCGCGGTTGACGGTGTGCGACTCGGTCGAGGTGCCCGGGTCGATCGCGAATCCGCCGCCCATTGTCACGGACGTCGCGTCGGACCAGTCGCGACGGGTGGCGTGCGACGAGTAGTCGTCGGCCACCAGCGGGGCGCGGAGGCGGGTGACGGGTTCTCCGAATGGGAACACGGCCCACCTCCTCCGCTGTACGCTCGCGCGCATGAGTAGGACGAAGGCGCTTCTCGCGCTCGCCGGTGGATTCGCGCTGCTGTGGGTGGTTCTGATGTTCGCCGCCGCCGCGGGCGCGGACGGCTACACGTCCGAGCGGGCACAGGCGGCGTGGTTCGGGCTGGTGTCGTGGCACATGCTCGGCGGGGCGATCCTGTCGCTTGTCGCCGCGGTCGCTACGAAGCCGGAGCCTGCGGACCCAGGTCCACAAATCCCGCCCGCTGCCGACTGATCCCGAGCCGTCGGCGCTCGGCCTTCGTCAGGTACATGTCGCCGGTCGGGTTGGCGAAGGTGATCGAGGCGCTGAAGGGGCCGGCCGACTGGCTCGCCTGCGTGGCGGGCTGCTGGTCGGTCGGCACCGTCAGGATGCGGCGGACCAGATCGCACGCGATGTCGCCCACGAGCGCGGCGTCGAGCGTGTCGGCGGCGATCCGGGCGTCAATGCCGGGCGCGTCGGCCCGGATGGTCCTCGACGCCTTGGCGAGCAGGCCCGCAGCGCGGACCCGCTCGGAGGCGGAGAGGGGGCGCCAGCCGGCTTCCAGATCGCTGATCGTTGCGAAGTCGGCCATCTACGCCCCCTCTCCGTCCTAGTTCCGGTCAGACGAGGTCGGTGTACGCCACGAAGGCGTTGGGGTCACCGAGCACGAAGCCGTAGTGGGCCTCGATCAGCAGCAGCACCAGGTTCTCCTGGAAGGCGCTGTGGGTGACACCCGCCTCGTCGACGTAGGACGCGACGTCGGACACCTTCACGGAGATGTCCATGCCCTGCCCCCACGCCGCCTGCCGCCAGTCGCCGCCGATGGCCCGCATCCCGGTGTCGAGCGTCGGGGACGGCGCGACCGCCACCTTCGGGTTGGTGCCGCCGGTCAGGCCCACCGCGCTCGCGGTGATCGGGCCGGTGGCGACGCCGACCACTCCGAGGGTGATCGTCCACGGGCCGGTGCCCGCGACGGTCGCGTTCGCCAGCGCGCCGCCGAGCGCCCGGACCGCAGTCTGCACCGTGGCCGCCGCCGCGTTGTACGCGATCGCGGCCGAGGTGACGCCGCCGTGCGACAGCGTGAAGGTGCCGCCGGTCGGCGCGCCGGTGATCGTGACGACCTGCACCCGGTTGCCGTGCCGCAGGTACATCCCGGACACGCCGCGGTTGTAGTGCGCGGGGTAGCCGATCAGCTCGCCGGCGTTGATGCCGGACTGCGGGGCGGCCACCCAGATGGGCTTGCCGGTGGTGTCGACCTGCAGCTTCAGGTTCGGCACCAGCCGCGGGTCGGCGGCGAAGCCGGTGAACTCGTAGCCGGCTTCCACCACCGCCTTCTCGCCGTTCACCAAGTCGGTGTACGCGCCGCCGTTGGCCTGCGTGGCGGTGCCCATCTCGACGACGCGGGCCGTCTGTGCGAGGTACTCGCCGAACGGGCCGACACCGCCGGTGCGCAGGTCCTTGCCGTGGATGCAGGCGTGGTCGAACGCACGCGACAGCGCGACGGGCAGGTCCTCGCGGAGCTGCTCGTACAGGCCGGCCGCGTTGGTGAGCGCGACCTCCTGCGACACCGGCAGCAGCAGCGCGAGCTTCTTGCCGGTCATCTGCTTGATGCCGATGGTCGCGTGCCCGACCGGCTTCTGACCGCCCTCCGACACCCAGCCGGCGGCAGGGACGTCCATGGAGACGGGGATGTTGGAGGCCGCGGTCAGTGCCAGCGGCACCTTCCGGGCGAGCTGCTGCACCGCGGAGACCTCCGTGGTGCGCTTGAAGATGGGCTCGACGAGCGTCGGGGGCAGAAGTCCGCCCGGGATCGCCGCGAGGGTCGTGGGTGCCATGATGATTCCTTTCGGTGGTCAGAAGGTCAGCGGCCAAGTTGACCGTTGAACCAGTCGGCGAACTCCTGGCCGGGTCCGCCGAGGTTGCCGGCCGAGGTGGTCCCCTCGCCGGGCACGTAGGGGCCGACGGCCCCCTTCTTGGTCGCCTCCGGGATGAGCGCCTTCAGCTCCTCGAAGTGCGCCTGCAGGTCTTCCCTCGTGGCCCCGCGCAGCGCCGTCGCCGGCACCGCGGAGCCCTTCGCGATCTCCTCGGCCCACTTCGTGCGCTGGGTGGCGGCCTCGTATTCGCCGGCCTTCTTCTCGGCGGCCTCGGCCCGCTCCTGCGCCTTCTGCAGTTCCGACTTCTGCGCCTCGGCGAGCTTGTCGAACTCCCCCGCCTTGGTCTTCAGGTCGTCGTAGTCGAGGTACTTCGCGCGCTCCCGGGAGACACGGTCCGCGATGATGCGGTCCAGATCTGCCTGAGTGGCGGGTGCGGTGTAGGCCGGCTTCTCCGTCTGCGTCTGCGTCTGCGGTTCGGCAGGCAGTGTGCTCATCTCGTGCGTTCCCTTCCGTAAGCCCGTCGGCATGACCCCCGATTGACCGCCCGGGGTGTGGCGTAGCTCAGTTGGTGCCCTGCTGCTGTCGCAGGGCGGCGAGGATGGCCTTCGGGTCGCCCGAGCCGGCCTCGCGCCGGGCGGCGTCGTACTGGTCGTAGAGCCCGGTTGGGTCATAGCCCTCCGGGAAGTCTTGCGGGCCTCGGACCAGCGTCGGGGTGCAGTCGCAGTGGCCGTGATACTTCTTGCCCTTCACGCCGAGCGAGGCCAGCTGCTCCGAGCCGTACACCGCACCGCGGGAGGCGAGCATCAGGCAGAAGGCGCAGGTGGTCGCCCCGGACGGGACCCGGGCCCAGCCCGCCCCCGACTTCCACGCCGAGTCCTGGAAGGTGGAGCGGTACGGCTGCCGCACCAGCTCGTCGAGCAGCCCGAGCGAGTTCGCCACGGACTCCTGTGTGGAGATCGCCCATCCGAGACGCGGGACCGCCCGCGACTCGTCCATGCCGGGTGCGAGCACCACCTTCGGCTTCACGCCGAGGTCCAGCGCCTGCACCTCGAAGTAATCGGCGGCCAGCGTGGCGGCCATGTCGCCGTAGCGCTGCAGCACCCACATCCAGCCCTGCGCCATCGCCCGGCCCACCACAACCCGGTCGGAGGCCCGCAGCGAGTCCCACACGTACTGCCAGTCGGCCTGCGCCGCATCCGACAGTCGCGCCAGCGCCAGCCGGATCTGGTCGAGCTCAGCCCTGGTCGCCATCGCGCCCGACCAGCGAGGCGCCCCAGATCAGCACGCCCATCGCTTCACTCTCCGCCTCCGATACGGGGCGGTGTGCCGGTCGACCCGGTGAGGGCGGCGATGTTCTGGCTGCTCCTCAGCCGCACCTGCTCGGTACGCCAGCGCTCGATCTGCTCCGGCTCCAGCCCGGCCATCTCCAGTCCGACCGCAGAAGCGCCGAAGCCGGGGCTCACGGCGTCGATCTTCTGCACCGCATCCACGGCCGCGCCCAGCGCGATCGTGTCGGGACGCTTCCAGTGTGGGCGCATCTGCCGGTACACCCCACGTGCGGCAGGGGAGTCGTCGAGGATGCGGAGGCTGTTCGTCATCGCCCGGTGAAGGGCCGGGGTGAGCGCCGACTTCTGCCAGTTCCGGATTTCCAGCTCCAGCTCGCGCTCCGCCATCTGCTGCGACTCAGCCGATTCAGGGTTGTCGCCCATCACGCCGAGCGCCCGCAGCGGCAGCGAGGTCTCGGCGGCGAAGGCCTGCGAGATCATCCGGAAGTGGTCGATGTTCGGCACCATCGACTGCTGCGGGAATTGGCCGACGGTCGGGAGGTTTCCGTCCTCGTCGCGAGTCAGGGTCAGCATCCGGCCGAGCACCACCGACCAGCCCGGCAGCGTCGCGCCACTCTCATCCTTGAAGGCGGCCTCGTCGGCGCCGAGGGCGTACCGCTGCGGCGCGTTGAAGAACTCCGCGCCCACCTCAGTGCGGGCGAAGGTACGCATCGCGGCGTTCGTCAGGTCCATCACCGGCCGCGAGATCCGGGAGGAGCCGAAGGGGCGGTCGAGCAGGGGCCGGTACGGCACCGGCTCCACCGGCACCCCGAGGTCGTGCCGCACCTGCCGCAGGTCCCACGAGGACCCGGTGCGGCGCATCAGCACCACCAAGCCGGGCAAGTAGAGCGCCATGTCGGTCGGGGCGCCCAGTGTGTCCACGGCGGTGATACTCAGCGCCTCCGACAGGCAGCGTCGGCGGGCGTCCCACGTGCCCGTCGCCCACTCCGCGGACCTGACCGTCACCATCGACTCGGGCTCGCCTGAGGCGACGTCGCCAGCCGTCGAGAAGACGAAGCTCACCGCGTGCATCAGCGTCGAGGTCAGCGCCGCCGGGAGCTCCGAGTCGAGCCGGTTGTCGGCATACACCTGCGCGATCCCGATGTCCTCCGTGGTCAGCCCGTCCGGCACCGTCCACGAGTCCAGCACGGTGCGGCGCACCATCGAGTCGACGGCCTTCGCCGGCCAGCCGAGGACGCTGTGCATATCCCGCATCGACGGCGGGATCGAGAAGCCGATCCGAGCCAAGGTCTGCTTGTAGTCGTAGAAGGACCGGCGCAGCCGGTTGCGGCCCTGCTTCGACTGGATCTGCTGCACCATTCGCGTCACCGCCGCCTGGTGATCGGCACTCAGCCCCTGCACGAGCGGGGAGAAGGTGAGCGTGGAGGACTGCGTCACAGAACCACCCCCCTCACCGCACGGCCCGGCCGTCGCTTCGTCGTCTTCGCCGCACGGACCGCCAGGGAGGCGGATTCGATCGGGGTTTCGTCACCATCGGCGGTGGTCGCCACCCATCCCCACGACCCGGTCGCCCGGATCTTCCGGTCACACACGGCCACTGAAGCGTTCAGTGCGTCGTCGGATCCGGCGCGCGGGTGGGTCAGTGTCTTGTCGCGGACCGCGTCCACCAGCCCGGCGCACGACGCGAAGTACTCCGGCGTCGTCGCCACCTTCGCGGCCCGGACGGAGACGCCCCGCTCGATCAGCGCCTGCTGCAGCACTGGGGCGTCCGGGCCGGCGATCAGGATCTGCGCAGTGGTTGACTTCCGGGCCGCGAGCCAGTCGGCCAGCGCCGCGACACCCGCCTCCGTCGTGCCCGAGAAGGTGCCGACCGTCTCGACGTGCACCCCGGCGTCATGCTTCACCGACCCCGACAGCGCCACTCGCGAACTGTCGATCGAGAAGGCGACGCCGAAACTCCGTACGCCGTCCGGGGCCACGTCGACCTCACGGTCAAGCCAGTCAGCCTCCGAGATGTACCGGGTCGCACCTGCGACCTCATCCCAGACGCCGAGGCCCTCCCGGCGCCACGAGTCGTCCGACTTCAGGTTCTTGCGCAGCCGCAGCATCGAGACATGCGGGGTTCGGTCCGGGTAGGACGGATTCGCCTTCAGCCACTGCTTCTCGTCGTCCAGCGATGGCCCGCCCGGCTTGCCCACCTTCTGGTCGGCCGAGCACTCGACGTAGACCCCGTCGCCGGCCGCGGTCGCCTCGCCGAAGTCGGGGGCGGCGCCTTTCAGCTCCAGCGCCTCGGCCCGGCGGTCGATGAACACCTCGCCGGGGTCCTCCGGGCGGGGAGGGGTGCCCATGTAGAAGATCAGGGCGCCACCCGGAAGACGCCGGCTCTGGTTGGTCGCGGCGACCATGTCCTCGAGCGCCTTGTTGGTCAGCGACTGGCACTCGTCGAAGACCTCGATGTCGATCTCGTCGAAGCCCCGGCCGAAGCCTTGCGCCCGGCTGCCGAAGATGATGACCGAGCTGTTGGCGAAGTGGATCTCTTGGTCGTTGACGCCTTGATGGACGGATGCGATGTACGGTGCGACCTTCTTGCGCCGCGCGAGTCCGGCCAAGTTCCGGAAGGTGTTGGTGATCGTCTTGCCGTGGTGGGCCGTCCACAGCACCCGAAGCCCCGGGTAGAGCGAGCACAGGGCGAAGATGATCCGGCCCACAAGGAAGGTCTTCGCGACCTGCCGCGGGATCGAAAGCGTGATGCCGCCTACCGTGGCGGCGAAGGTGAGGTCGGCGCGGCGGCCCAGGATGACGCGGCCGAGGCCCTGCTGCCAGACGTCGAAGCGGTCTCCCCAGTCGTGGCAGCGCTGCTCGACCTTCGGCCAGTCCGTCGTCGTGATCCCAGCCGGGATCACGACATGGCGGGCGACCTCAGATAGCCGACGAGTCGAACGCTTCGGCGGGGACTGCACTGGCGCTGCCCTCCACCTTCTCCTCCAGCTTCAGCGCCTTGATCTGCCGGGCGATGTCGTCCAGCCGGCGCGTCAGAGAAGCCA